GCTAAACTCTATATTTACACACTTCGCGCTTATAAACGCTAACCGCTTGGGGATTTCTCCCACAAGCACCACATGGCCCTAGTGGCCATGTGTTTTTCTACTCTGCTCTGATCTTCATGAGCAGGCGACCAAGGTGGTTTGCACCTTTGGTCTTTTCAGGGTTTCCACGGCATTCTCTAACCGTAGCCCCTGCACCCCAAAAGATATCCTTGGGGGATGCTTCAATGAGCTGTGCGTTGCCAGTGGCTGCCAAAAGGGAATTGTACTCTGGAACGCTAAACTTCGCTCTCAAAACACCCTCCATGATATCAAGTCGCATGAGATTCCAATCTTGGGTTTGTTTCCACGACCCCTTGATTCTGTGTGTGAGACGCGCAATCTCACCAGGCAAACGACAGTTTCTTATAGCTTTGAAACTCGCCATATTGTCAAATGCAAGTGCTTTGCGCATACCATACGCCTGTTCCGCTGAATTTACAACCACTGTTTTTCCATCAGTGGTGTAGTCAAAGTTATACGAGTTACACAGGTTGGAGAACGCTCTGTCATTAGCATTCGTATCCTTATCAGCCATGTAAAACGCAACAACAGGTCGCACATCCACAGAAACAGATGAAGTATAGGGTTTGGAAACATCCTTAAACACATCTTCTGCACACACTTGAGACAACAATCTTGAACCTGTTTGTGTCTCACGAATGCCACTCACGATCTTGTCAAAATACTTACGTCCCCACAACGCAGCTGCTTGTAAAGTAGCAGCCACCGTTGAAACATTCGCCACCTCATCATTGTCACGGTGCGTCCATCTTGGTATTTCTTCAATCACATCCTTATCCAATGCTCCCACATACAATGTGGAAGGACCATCAAAAGGATTGACAACAAAAGATCTCTTCAGCAAGCTCAACTCACCCCATGGTATAAAATCACGGATCGTCTCACTCTTGTCAGGAGCTGTAATTTCCTGACCCGTCTCACGCAAGGCTTCAGCATAAGCCTTACACGTGAATGAACGTGCTGCATCTGACACTGTGTATATGAAATCATCACCATACACATGACAAACAAAGTTCTTTCGCCAAGCTTGATAGCTCACCATGTCATTGTGACCTTCTCTTGTGAAATGTCGTATCCACGCATAACTCAGCAACAAATGATTGATCACAGAATTGACAACTGTAGTCATTGCACACCCGGATGGATTTCCTTGCGCACACTGATACACTTCGCCAAACATGTAAACAAAATGATTCCGACACTCAACAGACGAACAATCAATCATCCGCCTGTCAACTTCATTGGGATAAAACCGTGCAATGACCTCATAAGCATGTGAGATCAATTGTGCTGTCAATGAAGCATCATATCCAGAATAATCTGCTGCTGCATGTCGTGAACCCATCTGACGATGAATCCAAGCCATATCATTCCACTCCAACGAACTTGCATTGATACCATAACAATGCATCAGATCTAAACGGTGAGTTTTAAACTGCACAATAAAGTCAGCAAACAAACTCCGGTCAGCAATCGTCTTCTCCACAGATCCAGCCGTGAAAACACGTGTCTTCTTCGCTGCAACTCGGTCAAGAGTCCTTCTCTCATCCTTCAACGTGGCATTGAACATGACAGGATACGCATACCCATCTTTCCACGACTCCAGAACATCATTCACTGCATTCTCAAGAAAAGGTTTCATTTTCTGATCTTCAGTAAACATCCAGGACTTCCCTTTCCGGCCCTTTGACCACGCTTTCCATGGCAAACCCGGTGATGTCGACAGATCAAGACCCGTCAAACAACCGTAGTTACACGCTCCAGTTACACCATTATCAGCACTGCCACTTCGACAATCCTTGATATGGCCAGCATACAATGCTTCCACATAGTTCTTCGCTTTCTCAATGGTTGCAAGATCAAGGGTTCCACCTTCATGCCACTTCTTGTTAGCAGCCTTCTGTGCCGACTCAATCGACAAAACTGCAGGTGCAGCCGTCGAACTGTGTCCAAACAATTCAGGGTTTTCTACCCCCACTCGTGAAGGAACAATCTCAGACGGTGAAATCGCTCTAAGATTGGGTGAGTCATATGCATAAGTACCAAAACTCAATGCATTATAATCCACACTACCAGACGCTCCATCTGGATTCACTTCAGGGTGTTTCAAAAGACCTTGACACTTATTCTTGAACTTCATCAATGCATCCACATCTTCCTTGAGCACGGGTTGGAACATCGTGTTCGTCGCAGATCCTGCTACGTAAATACCACAAATACGTAGCGCTCCATTCTCTTTTGCAACCAAAAGAGAACCACAATCACCATTAGACAATGTTGATGCGATCCCCAAATTGGACACCTTATACAGTCTCGACACATACGCTCTCCTGTCATCAGTATAATTCTGCTCGCTGAGATTCACAATTGAAGTTGTAGGGCAAGCATAATTAACACGCGGGATTGTTTCACCAAAAGCCGGTTTCAAAATCACCGCATCCTTGTTCTTCGTAAACATACCAAAAGAAATTTCCTCACGTGTAAAATGCTGTGAGATAACTCTTTTAACAATCATGTCCCTAAAGTACACAACACACAGATCTTTAAGCTTCGCATTCTTCAGTCCAACATCAGACGGGAAATGTATATGGTCCCGCGGCACTTCTTCCTCAAAACGCTTGTCATCACACACAACAGAGAACTGAAACTTCTCCTGTTTCACTGCATTTGATATTAAATGTGCTGGGAACAATACAGCTCCACCACCAACACAAATACCATTCAGTGTCACACTAAATCCAGTTTGTGATGTAAATTTTGCACGTACCATATGATGGCACAACAAGTCCACAAAACGACCTTCAGGCACAGTCTCACTCTCCAGCAATCCTTCACCACCATGTGTTCTCATCGGTCTATGACGATTCACTTTGCTTCCTCCTTTCCCTGCGTTAGTGTAGTCATCAGAAAAAGGTTCATCCACTTCATCAGCATGTCTTGTCTGTTTAGGCGCTCTCGTAGCCCACTGAGGAGTATGATCAGTTAAACCACGTTCTTGTGCTTCTTTTTCTTCTCTCTCACTCTCTTCAACAGCTTCAGCCCAGTTGATGGCATGTGCGTAGTACTTCACTCGGTTTAAAATCTTACTCACAAGTACACTCACTATAGGTGATATGATCAACGCAAGAGTTGCAACAGTCGCATACAACAAAAGCGTGTTAGTTTGCAACTCATTCACAAACCACCTGGCCCATCTCTTAAAGCTAATCACATAACCAGAGATCTTATCAAACACAGTCACGGGAGCAGACACAAGCTCATGCTGTACACGCAAAATCACAGATACTGCAACTAAGCGTGGATCTTGAACAAGTCCATACTTTGAACCATCAGCAAGCACCACACCAAACCGGTGTACTCCCCAAACACGCTTCAAGAAACCATCATCTCCATACTCATGGGGCAAATCAGCCTCTGCCACATGTCTTCCGACATCACGCTTGACCTGTTCAAGCACACACGCTATTCGGTCCTTAGGTATATCACTCACTGCGTAATACACTCCTCCATCCATTTCCACTTGAAACGGATAGTACGATACTTTCACACCAATATTAGCAATGGCATCAATGTAAGCATACCGCAACTCCATAGCTTGCGCACATCTTTCATCCCCTCTACGGTGAGGACTATAACTTACAATGCGTGCTTCATCCTTCGACAACTCTCTCAAAGCCTTTATACCCCTACGGGATCGGGGGTTCTTGAGTTCAGGCTTCTGCATCATAAGCACACGCAAAGCAGCATAGTTCTCTTCATCTCTCTGATCTTCCAACACAGACATCTTCGATTTGTGCTCGTCAGTCAACTTCTTTTGTGATTCAAGCCACAAACGATCACTCGTGTTCGACGCCTCAACCATAACTCGGTACTCATCATCACTCACATCCTTCAAGATCGGCTTGAGTTTAGGAATCTTCTTGTCTCGATCTAAAACTAACTCCAGTCCAGACGCAAAACTCTCAGCATCAGACAAATCTGGGTCACTTACCTCATCAATGTCATAGAGTCTTAAACCCAGACTTTCATTAGAATGAATTTGAATCCCATCTTCATCAGTAATCACATCAACAACAGGGGGACGACCAGCATAATCAGTCTCCAACGGAGGGACACCATCTATAATCACACGCGGCTCAATTGGAACAGGTGGGTCATTTCCAGGTGTAAATCCAAATCTTACTAAAACCCCACGGTCAATCTTTGATTCTGTATCCAAACCATGTGCACTCACACTAATATCTTGAAGGAGTTGTTCGACATTTGTTTTTGGATCAAACTTCACTCTAGGTCCAAAACACTGAAAGATATCAGCATCGTCCTCAAACCTCACGAAATCATCAGGTGTAGCTCCACTTCTCAGACGCCGTTCTTTGATTGAATCAAGAACATGCTTCAGAAGTTCATTGTAAGTTGTAGCTGTGAAATTCTGAGCAAACCATCTGAATTTGGGCACCTCTCTCGCAACAGCAGGAAAGCTTCCATGTTCAGCACTCTTCACTTTCGGATACTCAATAGATTCACACGCTTTCTTGTACCGAAACATGGTCACTCTGTTCATATCATAACCGTTGTCCTTTAGGGTCGGACCAGGTATATATATGAAATTTTGTGCTAATCTTCTGGTCAAAGCACCCATGTCAGCAGACAACCCTTTAGGTTCAGGAGTGTTTGATGTTATTATGACAACTTCCGACGTGAAACTCATGTGTTTTGAGTCAAGTGAGGCACCTTGTATACGATAAGTCGCATCAGACACCATTTGTATAATGGATTTGGCATCCTTATTGTTCTCTGCTTGACTTCCTTGAAACACATCATCCATAGTCACAATGGGTTGGTTGGTATACCCATTCCAGTAATCAGTGGCCATGTCACGTGCATAGAAAGCACCACCCGTATTTGCATACGCTTGATACTCAAGTCTCACGAGATCATCACGCAATTGGTTCAGGAGTGTAGATTTTCCTGTGCCAGCCGGTCCTGTGAGATAAATCACAGTAGGCTCAACCCTCTTGCACGTTGCAATCTCAATGGACTTTTGTTTGTACGCTTCAGCTAACTTGATGAAATCATGCTTGATGAGTGAATAGACATGAGTTGAATAATTCTTCGATGTTATCATTACCTCCATCAACATGCTAGTCTCTGTCAAAACTTGTTTGATTTCTTCCATCATCTCAATTGTTATCCGGTTGTACGCTCCAGATGCAAAGTTGGAAATATGCTTGTTCAACTTGGATAACAAAGGAGCTTGTCCAGCAATAATCCTCTTCTTCCTCTCGTCACTCTCGAACTCGGTAAGCATCTTCCTAGCAAGACAATCCTGATCAACAGTAAGCCACACAATAAACTTGACAATGTAGTGTGCTACTGCATTTGACAAATCTTCAGCATTTGCTTTCAACTTCTCACCCAAACCTGTTATGGGCATCCACCGGAAGAAATTTGTAACAAAATTCTTGTTCAAAACACCAGTCACAAAAACAGCAGTAAATGTGAGAAGAACTGTAACAAGCTGTTTCAGACTATCAGTTGTTCCATGAGCTTTGTTTTCAGAAAACATACTCACAAAAGCTGCTGAAAGACCTTCACCAAATTTTGTAGACAAGCACAACCCAAGCAAACACACCCACTCACTCGTTGTTGTGAGTTTCTTTCCAATTGTATAAACTGCATATGTGAGAAAAATGTTCTTCATAACACCAAAGAATTCAAAAAGAAAACCCTGGACATTATCCGCCTTTTGTATAACAGAACACTTACTCATAACAGCTGACACTACACGCTTGGAATAACGCTGGTACAACCACGATGCTGTCCCAACAGTGACAACACCTGCAGCAAACCCGGACAACAGATATTTGACACAGTCATCATCACCAAGTCCATGTGCTCGTGGTGCACTAAAACGTTTCATAAGCCACTTGTCGATGTTAAAAGTGGCTTCCTCCTCATCGGGGAAGTGCCGAAACGGAACTATACCCGTAGGATTACAATACACAAGCCCC